GTACAGTCAGGGTTTTCAGGTTCGTTTTCTGCGGCTCGCAAAGAAACAGAAGCAAGAAGCCCTACAAATATCCATATAGCTGTAAAAAGCAACCACTTTGCTTTCATTTCTCTTCACCTTCTGCTCCTAAATTAAACTTATTAAAACACTAATCAATATCCAGCCAAGTAGTACATACACTACAAGGTTATCTGGAGTCATTTTTTACTTGCTTTATCTTTTGCTTTACCAATATTTAAAGCACACACATCAATGATCTTGTATAGTTTTCCTATCCATTTATCATCTTTTGGTGTAGGTGTAACAGCAGCTATTGCTGACGCAATAAATACTATTGCACTTATTATTAATGCAATCATTATTAACATAATTTCCCCTATGGTTTAAAGACTCCCTGCTCAATAAGTCTTTCTCTATTTTTTAAATGAAGCTCTGCCACTTCCTTTTTATTCTGGGCTGAGTATGGAACGGCATGGTAACACTCGACCATATCCTGATTAACATTCACATCATTCACCCAAATTTCTGCTATAGCCCTGCCAAATTTTCCTTTTGATTTTTTAAAAGTCTTAATGACTATTTTCTTTTTTTCTTGTACCTGTTCTTGGCTTAACCAATTCTCTAAGAATTTCTTTGCAAGTTTCCCCCTCGCCTTTTCATCCAAATCTCTTGTACGGCTTTCAGGGGTATCAATGCCAGCCAACCTAACACGAACAGCATGGAGAACATTGAAGCCAAGATTAAGAACAATATCCACAGTGTCACCATCAACAACCTTTTTAATTTCCTGACACTTATACTCATACATTACTTCTTCTCTTCACCTTTAAAACTCTTTGATGAACCGCTAGTTCCTGCGTAGAGTCCAAACCAGGCAGCTCCTGCACCTACTACTATAGAAATTAAACCTGACTGCTCAAAGCTAGGTTCTGGTAAATCCATGAACCACATCACAGTGTAATAAAGTAAAAAGATATAGACTGTTAAAAAGGCTCTAGGAAATATCCGCCAACTATCTACAGCTTGAGCAAGGAATATCCATTTTTGATGTGGGTTTTTCATACCCTCATCTTCCAGCTCCCTAATTCTGTCTTTTAATGTAGATTTTTCCTGCAATAACTCCATGAACTTATTGAGGTCGATCTCAACCTCGTTGCGGTCCATATCTCCACCAAATCTTCCTGATTGTTCTCTGTCGCTCATCTCACAAATTCCAAATAGGCAGTTAATCCCAATAACATTGTATATAAGCCAAATATCAACTTATCTATTTTATCAAAACGCTTACTACCTGCTTCTAGTCTTTTTTCTATGTTCTCATAGCGTACCGCACAAATATCTTCATGTGCCTTTAATTTGACATCTAAATTATCAACTGTTTGACTCATCTATTTCTCTGCCTTCTCTGCCATTTCATTAGCTTCTTCCATCGGTGTTTTGTCCTTACCATTTTCTTTGGGTTCTTCTACAACTTCTAATGTACTTTGATACATAGTTAAAGCCGTGACTCTAATATCCATTTGATATTGCAAGGAAGCCATCTGTTCCTGAATCCCTTCAAGTTCTTTTTTTAAGTTATCTACATAGGCTAATTTAGTAGTTATTAAAGGGTCTACGTCTACTTCCGTAGTTTCCACTGTTATTTCTTCTTTCATTGTTTTTCCTGTACATCCCAGCAATTCAAATTCGCTGCAACTGTTCTTCTCTCACCCTCTCCGAAGAAAGGATATACCATGTGCTGTAAGCCTGATGGGAATAGATACTGCACCCCTATTTCTGGCTTAATCACACAACTTTGTGGAGGAAATAATCTATCCGTATCTGTTAGACTATTCCTGCCATAATTAAATGCCAAACAGCCGTCACAATCACCTGAATCGTTATATAAACTGTATTCAGGTGTTCCTGATGTCGGCTGATCTAATATCTGTTGGGGTACTTTAGTCCAAGTAGTTGTGGAAATACCCATAAGCGTCTTAGTGCCGTGATCGTGTATAGGATTATAGTCTCCTTCAAAACTATGCACCGACCAGATTTCATCTAAAGCTATCTGTTTATTAGTCTTAAACTTAATCCCTGTGGACTGGCTAAAATGATTGATGTAAGTTGCTCCTAAATCGCACAAATACGCCACATAAGGCTGAATACGTTCATCGTCAGTCGGGGGAATATTTAGCTGTTCGCCCTGATGGATTTGTCCCACCAAAGTTTTAGCTAGGGATTCCCTCTCTTCATCTTCCAGCAATTCATCTAGGTACTCGTTTAAGCCATCTACGAACTTTTTTGGTATTTCTGCCTTTAACATAAACAAAGCTGGCATCGTATAGATGTCAACCTCGCCTTGACCTTCTGCCCTTGCGTAAGCCATGCTTAACTAGGGATAACGTAATCTGGGTCAGCTACTGGATTGTCAGGGGGATTAGTAATTACGCTGTCATATTGACTCGCAAATATCTCGTCCCACTGTGAAGTCGGGCATAAAGCCGTCAGTTCTGATAAAGTCCAACTGCCTTCCGCCTTGGGTGTGAAGTTATTTACAGTGTTGCCTTGGGCATCCTCATAACTTGCAACTACCGATGTATTAAAGGTAGTTTCATAGTAAGTCGGGGGACTTGCACTTTTACTGCCTTGGTTATACTTCATGCCTAATTCCCACTGTTGTACCTTACTGTTTAAATTGTAGGGTATTGCTGTGGTTAGGGTTTTCGTTACTGCCATTTTTACTCCTTATTAGTAAGTTGTTTTTCTAAATTTTCGACTTTTGCCGAGAGTTCTTGTATTGCTTTGGTTAGCATAGGAACTAAGGCTCCTTCACCTATTCTCTGTCTACCATCAGCCTCATCTTCTGACCACATACCAAAGCCTTCTTTAATATCTGGGTTATTATCTATAACTTCTTTAACTTCTTGTGCTATGAAGCCATGATTATAGTTACCATCCATAACTCTTTCTTCAGAATCAGCTTTATAAGTAACCATATCTTCTGGTACATCTTTCTCTTTCTTCCATCTAAAGGTAACTGGTCTTAATTGGTTTATAAAATCTAAACCAACTACTCCGTCTTGTATATCTTCTTTTAACCTTATATCAGAAGGTGCAGTAATAGAAGTTGCACCGAAAGCTATTGCTGAATCAGTAGTGCCATTACCAATTACAAAAGAATCATTTGCGTTTCCTGTTACACCATTACCCATTACTATTTGATCGGTAGAACCTGTTGCTGATACATTTGAGGAATAGCCTATACAGATATTATCAACGCATGTAGTACCAGTAGCATTCGCAAATGCTCCAATAGCAATATTATTACTTCCTGTTGTAATGCTATATCCTGTTGCTAACCCAAAACTACAATTATAATTACCAGTGGTTACAAGTTTTAAAGCACCTTGTCCGCCTTCGTGCTGTCCACCTACTGCCGTATTTCGATAACCACCAACAGTTGTATACAGAGCATGATCACCAACAGCTACATTCTGTCCTGCACCATAATCAGTAGTTTTACTCCTTAAAGTCTCTGCACCAATAGCTACATGACCTGTAGCACCTCCTCCTGTGGTAGCTGCTAATAAAGCGTTATAGCCAACAGCTACGTTTCTTGCTCCTGTGGTACAAACTTTTAAAGAATTAGCACCAATGGCTACATTATCATCCCCTGTAGTTAAGGCTGCTCCAGCATAATAACCCACAGCAACTTGAGTATCTCCTGTGGTGTTTGCTGCCAAAGCTTGATCACCCATCGCAACACTTTGCGTACCTGTGGTGTTTGCTCCTAAAGCTTGTCTGCCTACTGCTGTATTAGCATCTCCAGTAGTATTGTTGAATAATGCTCTCCAACCCACTCCTGTATTAAAATTCCCTGTTGTATTAGCTTGAAAAGCATAATGACCAACGGCTACGTTACTATATCCTGTGGTGTTGGCTAAACTTGAATACGTTCCTACCGAAACATTTTCACTGGCTGTGGTATTAGCATCTAAAGCTTGTCTCCCTATGGCTACGTTTAAACCACCTGTGGTATTATTACCCATAGTATTTTTACCCACAGCCGTATTACCTTCTCCTGTGGTATTTGCTGTCAGGCAATCTATACCAACAGCGACACCATATGAAGCTGTTGTATTAGCGTCTAAAGCATTTTTACCAACGGCTGTATTGTCTGCACCTGTCGTGTTTGCTACTAAAGCTTGATGCCCCACTGCTGTATTATTACTGGCTGTAGTGTTAGCACCTAGTGCGTCATGCCCTGTTGCCGTATTATAATTTCCTGTGGTATTAGCGTCTAAATTTCTAGAGCCAAAAGCAGCGTTTTGTGTTCCTGTTGTGTTTGATAGCAAAGCATTTTTACCCACAGCCGTATTAGAATTTGCTGTGGTGTTAGCTGTTAAGGCTTGACTACCAATAGCTGTATTCTCATCTCCTGTCGTACTTACTAATAAAGCACTATTTCCTACAGCTACATTACCAGAAGCAGTTGTGTTTGCTCCTAAAGCATTGTCACCCACAGCAGTATTTGTAGCACCAGTGGTATTGGCATCTAAAGATCGATAGCCTACGGCTGTGTTATCGTCACCACTTGTATTTGCTTCCATTGATTGTACGCCAATCGCAGTATTTGTACCTGCAGTAGTTTGAGTAGATAAAGCTGCATATCCTACGGCTGTGCTACTGTTCCCTGTTGTGTTCGCATCTAAAGCTAAAGCACCAACCGCAGTATTTTGGGCTCCTGTTGAATTTACTAATAAAGCAGAAGCACCTATCGCAGTATTATTATCTGCCGTAGTCGTTGCACCGCCAGCATTGTCTCCAACAAAAGTATTAGCATCTCCAGTAGTTACTGCATCCCCTGCGGCATAACCTACGGCAGTATTATCTGTTCCAGAACTATTAGCGGTTAAGGCTAAAGTTCCTACTGCGGTATTATCAGCAGCCGTTGTGGCTACCAATAAGGCTCCTGAACCAATAGCTACGTTATTGCCGCCTGTGGTTAAAGCACCACCTGAATTATCACCAATTAAAGTATTATCCGAGCCAGTAGTGACGGCATCTCCTGCCGAGTCACCAACCGCTACATTATCTGTGCCAGAAGAATTAGCAGTTAAAGCCGAAGTTCCTACCGCAACATTGTTACTGGCAGTCGTTGCTACCAATAAAGCACCTGATCCAATAGCCACATTAGAAGCACCTGTTGTTATGGCTCCACCAGCGTTATCGCCTACTACGGTGTTGTCGGAACCAGTAGTAACCGCATCCAGTGACGCTTCCCCAATGGCTACGTTGTCCGTACCTGTGGTTAAAGCTGTGCCTAAATTACCGCTACCGAGTCCTACGTTGCCTGTGCCACCTGTCATGTCTAAAACATCAGTAACGGCAGCACCACTTCCTGCTCCGTCAGTGGCAATCATCTTAATACCGCCATTCGGTATTACGACATTGGCTCCTGTGCCTTGCGTAAGGGTAACTGCGTAACCTGCTGAGTTCTGGATTATCCAGACTTTACTAACTGTGTTGGGTGCGAGGGTAACTGTGTTGAGTGCGGTAATAGACCCTGTTAGGGTTAATGCCATTCTTCTTGCTTGCGAATCTGTTTCCGTACCATCAGGTATAGTAATCGTGTGCGTAGTGCCTGTTATTCCTGTTGAGGTACTACCGAAAGCATCCGCTATCAGCGTTAAATTCGTATTTGTTGTTGTACCCCATGTTCCGCTACCATCACCAGTAGCCATTTCATCGAGTCTTAAGTTATTTACATATGAACTTGCCATTTTTTATCCTCGTATAAATTAAATAATTATATATTATGCTTTTTAAGCAGCAACATCTTCCCAATCTGGAGTTTGTGATGTTGAAACTTCTGTATAGTCAGTTGTTTGTCCTGGAGTAACATCTCCCCATACCAATACTGAAGCTAAAACTCCTGTTCCATAAACTCCTGTAGGAGTTATATTTGCAGTACCAGTTATAGTTAGCGAACCAAGACCTGAGGTTAAAGCATCAGTAGTAACCGCTATAATATTATTGGTTACTAAAGTTAGAGAGCCTAATGCTGAGGTTCCTGCTAATCCCGTAGGATAAACATTAGCATCACCAGTAACAGTTTCATCGCCCTGAGATACTGTAGAAGCAGTGCCACTAACTCCTGTGATGGCAAACCCTGCTGCTATCACTGTGCCTACGGCTCCTGTCCCAGCTAATCCTGTCTCAGCTACATTAGCTGCACCACTAGGAGTAACGCTTGAAATCGCACTGGTTCCTGCGACACCTGTTTCTGTTACATTCGCAGTACCAGTTACTGTGAGCGAATTAATTGCTCCTGTTCCAGCAACACCTGTTTCCGCTACATTAGCATCTCCAGTAACTGTTTCGGTGCCAAGTGCAGTTGTTCCTGCAACTCCTGTTTCGGTGACAGTTGCACCACCTGTTGCAACAACTGTGCCAACTGAGCCTGTGCCAGCCAGTCCTGTGACGGCAACTGTTGCACCAGCACTAACTGTTTCTGTACCTAAAGCAGAAGTTCCTGCAAGACCCGTAAGGGTTACAGTAACGTCAACTACAACGGGTTCACCCCAGGTGCCTTGACCCCATGTGCCTCGACCCCAACCGACAGCCATTGGCTATCCTACGCTATTCTAATAACAGCGTTACTTGCGTCTGCGGTTGGAAAAGTAATAGTAAAGCTACCTGCTGTACTTGTCTTATCACCACCAAAATCAAAGACCGCAACTGCAGGATCGCCTGAGGCACTGTCATTGAATATCATACAGCCTCTAGCCGTTATGGTTGCTGTACCAAAAGTTAAATCAGCAAAATCCGTAAATGCCGTAGTTCCTGAAGTAGTTGGGTCTACACGAGTTAAAGAATCTCCTTTTGCCGTGTAGTTTGTTCCACTTGCTTCTTGACTTGTTGAATAAGCCGTTGTAGTAGCACTCATAGTGGCTGAACTTGTATAAAGTGCCAATCTGAATGTATCACCTCCTGAGAGTAAAAAATTGTGTTTAGCTTGAAGTAACTCGCTCTTAAACGAGGTACACATTGCTTGTGTTATAGCCATTACAGCCTCCTTATTATATTTGCTAGGTCTGAATGACCTTGTTTTTCTAAAATATTACATACTGTACAAGTGTGGTTTTTCACTCCTTCATTTATATAATATGTAATAACCATTTTGCACCGATTGCGAAACGCATTTGCCTGTGCTTTTATTTCCATTGGAGCAGTATCGCTTATAGAAATGATCTTATCCGTAGCCATTTCAGCAACTTCTTCAACAGAATGTCCTCTATGATGTGTAGTTTTTACCCCTAAATTACCTATTGATATTTCAAACTTATCTGTGTGCATTAGTATTTGTCTGGTTCTACAGGCTCTAAATCAATATCTTTCCTGTCTATTCTACCTATATATTTATCTTCTCTTGTCTGTATATCAGACCAATTACAGATTTCCATTCCTGAACCATTTTGATAAGTAACTTTAGGATCAGGCAGTCTATGATACCCATATAATTTATCCCTCATATCAATATCCGTATCTAATAGAGAAGATCGTGGTGCAATCGCTATAGTTATTCCAGCATCTATACATTTTGATAACCAAAATTCGACACATCCTCTTCCAGATTCAGCAAAGTGCATATTAGTTTTATAAGTAAAATCCACTCCAAATATTGAAATTTCTTTAATTTTATTCCATAGAGCAAAGGCTATTGCATAAGGAATTGTATTATTAAAGTAACTACAATCTAAATCCTGGATTATATCTGTTAAAGGAAATTCTACTGCTGCACTTATTCTTTCGTCTTTTTCACAGGTATAAATAGGATAATCAGCTTTTGGCAATTCTCTCCGCATCATCTGGGTCATACCACCAGCATCTACAGTATCTAAAAATCTACTCATTGGGTCTAAAATAAATGCTCTATCTATATTAGGTAAAACACCAATCATTGCATTGATAGCCCAAACTTCATCAAAAGTTACACTATGCAGTTGCGATAAATGAAAGTCTATTTGACTTTGACCCATAGCAACTATCGCAATTTTCTTTCCTTCTAACTCTTTAATAGGCACGTTTTAGACCTCGATTCTTCTTTGACCGCTTCTATATGTATCCTTTCTGTTGTACCCATCTGATTCTAACGTCAATCTTCCTAAAGCTTCCTTAAATCGTCTTTCGTAATTTGATAGTATATCTGCTTCCCCTTTCATAAATGTATAAGCTTCACATAAACTAGCATAAAGCAATGATTCAGAAGCATTTGTTCCTAGCCATGATGTGCCAGCAGAAGCTGCTGTTATTGACTCAGGAATATAAAAATAATGCAGTTCTGTAGTATATCCAGAATCAGGCGTTGGTCCTAATAGGAAAAAATCATCATCAAACTGCGAATAAAACTTAGGCACTCCAGTAGTAGCAGACGCAGGATAAGCTTCTCTTATAAAATTTACATCTTTATTTAAAAGATAATTATAATTGCTGTCGCTATCAATAACTGCCACTGAATAAGGATATAAATAATCCGTTGGTGTAGCTAAATAAGAATTTCCACTGGTTAGAGTTCCAGTTACATTCTTCCTAAAATTAGGAAGTTCAACTGATTTAATTATTCTATTCTCAGCCTGAACGATTATATTAGTCAAATTTGAAACAAAAGTTGTTTCAGTATTCTCCGTATAATCCTCTATCGCTGATTTTAATGTTGTAAATGTCCACGCCATTAGCTTGTACTCACTGTTAATTTTCCTACTTTGCCTTTCATTGTAAGACCCATTGTGCTAGAACCAAAATCCGTTACCCCTCCTCCTATTGGATTCCAAGCTACATATCTCGTAGAGGTGCTTCTACCTGTATCTACTCTAGCATTATATAAACTTTGCGGATCAGAAGTATCAACCTCTCCTATCTTTAATTGTGGTTGATCTTGGTCAAAACATTCAGGACAAACCCTTAAACCATTTCTTTTGCTGTCCATTATTTCATAGCGTAAGTCATCTAGTTTATAAGAAAAGCCACATCTATCGCATTGTCCTAATGCCTTTTTCCCTCTCGCATAACTCATAATTTTATTTAAACCAACCTAAAACTTTTTTTCCGACCTTATCAACTACTGCAACACCTTCTGTCAGAACCTTTGGCGGCTTACTTGCTATCCCTAAAGTTGCTCCTTCTGTAAATCCTTTCGCAAATGCTTTATCGTCTGCTGTCGGTTTATCTAAATCGGAAATAGTTTTAGGATTAATCACCAAAACACCGCCAAAATCTACATGAGGGATAACATTAGAAGTGGACAGTTTTAAGTGTAGGTCTCCGTGTTTATCGTACCAAACCCCAGCATCTAGACTTACTCCTTCTCCTGGACCACCATCTACACCAGCCCATACTTTTGCTTGGTTGCCATCTGGATTTACATAACTCCATTTCATTACATCCGTTACTGTCACTCCAATATGGGCAGATACCTTAACTTCCATGCCTTTATCATCGTGATTATCTATAGACGCATCAAAACCTTGCTTTGCATTTACTGTTTCTACATTGCAGATATGGTCAAAATTCCATTTATCTGTATGTACCCATTTCTTTCCAGTCTCTTGCTTAAAATAAAAATTCCCTTTGCCATCAGCATAGAAGCAATCTTCATTTGAACTATTACTAATATAGTATCCTGAAGGAACATTTTGTCCTGCTGCCATTTTTAATAACTAAGATAAGACAAATCAGGAACAAATCTAACGGATGCCCTTTCTCTTTCGGCATCACTAACGTCTTTCCATAATTCATCGTAGCGTTGTTTTATCATCGGAACCCTCTGTAGAGATTCTGGATTTTTGCAGGCTATGTTATAAGCCAGTGCATAAGTCAAACACGGCAAATACCTTGCAGGCACATCCGCATTATTACTGGCAGGATCGCCAGCATCTTCAATTCTTTGTATATAGTCATAAACAAGAGTATAAGTTTCGGCACCATCAGGTATTGCCCATAATACTATATTGGTAGTGGTTGTCCCCTTATCCACATAGAATTGTGTAGGTTTAGCTTGAGTTAATTTAGTAGCTTGATGATTATATTCTGTCCTAGATATACGATTTAGTCTTTGGTCAAATTGATTATCTGTATCCCCTGAATCTGTTCTAATAAACGCATCTATTACATCCAAAGCAGAACTTTCTAACGCATAACTTTTAGTTCCTGCTGTTAAAGTAGATGTTCCTTGTTCTATAGCCCAAAGATTTGTGCCTTTATTTTGCCATTCTAAAAATACCAAGTTAAGAGCACGTTTTGCTCCTCTAAAATCATAACCGCTACGCATTTCTATACCACATAAGTCATAAGCTTCTTCCATAATATCGCTTATGTCTAATGTAAATGTAGTCGTTCCACTTGTAGCCATAGTTATCCTTTTTTAATTCTTGTTATTGTTCTGCCAGATTTAGTCTTTTGCACGCTTTTCTTAGGGCGTGCCTTATTTAAGGCAATAGCAACAGCCTGTTTTTTTGGTCTACCTTCTTTAACCAATGTTGATATATTTTTACTAATTATTTTCTGAGAATGACCTTTTCTTAAGGGCATTATTTTATAGAACCACCGCCAAATGCTTTTTTAACATATTCTTTATAGCTTTGAACTTTCTGTTCTTTACCTATTTCTGTAGCTCCCCTGCCTCTATAGCCAGTTTTACCCCCTTTGGAACCACCCCAGGGACTTCTACGAACATTAGTAGGTTCATTAGGATTTATATTACCAAAACCAGCCACTTTATGAGGTCTACCAGTTACAGGAGGACCTTTACTACCACCAGTACGCAGAGCAGGTTGTTGTTCTTGCCAAGCAATTCTCTCAGCAGTACTTTTTCCCTTATAACCTTTTTTAGGCGTACCACCACCTGCTTGTTTTCCTGTTCTTCCTTCTGCAGCTTTCCCATAACCTCGTTTCTTTTTAGGTTTTGGAAGAGGAACAGACGGTGTTAGTAGTCGACCAACACCAGATTTAATAGCTTTTCCAAGAGCTCTATTTTGTAATTGTTGTTTTTGTTGTTGTTTTACTGCTTGTCCACCTGTAGCAAAGCCACCAGGTCTTTTTTTACGAACATTAGTAGGTTCACCAGTATTTCTAGCTAAACTAGGTCTACCAGAAGGTTTTTTTCTTGGTCTATTTGCTAGATACATTTTCATAGCATCACTTTGCTTTTGTTTCGGTGTTAATTTACTGTAAGCTTTTTGAAACTTAGTTTGTCCACCACCTGCTTTTCCTGTTTTACCTTCTGAGGCTTTTCCATAACCTCTTTTCTTTTTAGGAGGTACCTTAGCTGTATATGTACCTAATTTTGGTCTTGTACCACCAATAGAACCACCAGTCCGTTTTTGAGTCTTTTTAAATCTTGTATTTCTACCTAATCCTTTCATAATTGTTACCTATAATTAAATATCTATAATACCCTGTTTTACGAGGGCATTATAAATACGTTAAGTTAAAAACTTACTTTTTCTTTTTAACAGTTTTTTTCTTGGCTCGTGCTTTCTTTTTTGCTTTAGCAGGAGTTTTTCCGCCCACATAAGCTTCATTGACATCAGCCGTAGCTGGATCATCGGCTACAAAATGACCTGAATCATCTCTAGCTCTATCTCCATTCATTTCACCACATTTGCGTTGTGCATCTTCCAGGTCGGAATCAGGACCGAAAACGTGCCTGTATATACCATCACTATCTAAATGCAACACATTGTATTGTGGAGGAAAATCACCATTTTCAGAAACGACATAAGTTTTACTTTTAGCCATTGTTTGCTCCTAAATTAATCAGAATATACTTTCACCATTTCTAAAACGATGGAATAAGTATCTCCTGAACTGTGACCTACTGTTGTAAAGAGAATGTCACCATTTTTACCACTACCTGCATTATTTGGAATACCACTAAAGTCTTTAAAATCCATGTGTCCATTACTGCTTTCAGCTAATTCCATTAAAAGAACATTAGCAGTAGCATTAAGAAACATTTGGACAGACATACCAACGATAGCATGGCTCACTCGCATCACTCTCACTTCGGAACAAGCTGTTCCTGATGAGTTATTGCTTAAAGCAGAAACATCTACTTTAGCAACTGCGGATTCGCCAGTGCCATCACTGACATTGGTAAACTTCATAATACAGTTTCTTTCACCATCCTCAATGGTTTGGGAAGTTACTGCATCAGCCATTATTTACTCCTTACTCGAATGGAGTAGCTAAAGAGCCGTCACCATGAAGGAACGCTTCACAATGCCACACTGCTGCTGTAGTTGCTACCAGACGAATAACTCCGCCTACCAGCCAACCTTGTGTTGCTGCACCTAAGTCAATGGTATCGTCATCACTGGCATCAGGAATAAAAGTATTATTATCTGTTGCAGTTGCTGGATCAAATATCGTGGCAAAACCAGAGAACAAGTCACTGGCATTATCCGTATTGATTTGTCCTGCACCCGTAAAGGTTGTACCGACTATAAAGGTATAGTTTAAACCTGCTACGGCAGTAGGTAGTGTAACTACAATACCTGCTGCTCTATTCAGCGTATAGACTGTACCTGAGTCTGTTGACTCAACGCTGTGTGTAGCACTTGTAATGCTCTCTATTTGTGAATAAGCAGATAAATAACCTGTCGTAGTAATATTACCACTAGAGTCAATATCTAAATTAGTGGTTACTACACCTGTTGAATCAGCTATTGAAATCTGTTCAAAACCATCTTCAGCTCGTACATTACTTCTAAAAGTTGTGTTAGCCATAATTTCCTCCTTTGGAAATTCATCTATCTTCTTGGCTCGTCTGCTAGGTCAGTAGATAGATTCAGTTATATCCTAGTCACTTGATTGTATATTAAGAACTTAAAAAAAGAAAGGGGAGACAAAGCTCCCCTTTTTTACTGTGTGTTGTTAAGAAATTAATTTAATCTTGGTAGGCCTTTTGTAGAAGCCAAATTTAGGATCGTCTTTGCTAGGCTCAATTCTTGCCATAAAAGACACTCTTTCATCTCTGTCTGCAACTGCTGTACCACAAACTTTAAAGCCTCTATCGTCTTGAATGATGTTTTTTACAGCTCTGCCCCATTGAGTTTCTCTTTCATAACAAGCCAATACCAATCCTTCAATTTTAATTCTTTCGTATTCTGTTGGTACTGGTTCAGCTTTTTCATAGGCTTCTTTTTCTTTTTTGGCTACTTCTTCTTGAGCTAACCTTATTTTTTCTTGTTGCTCTTTTTGTTCTTCAGTTAGCTCAGTAACATAGCGATCACCTTTATTTGAATTTCCAGATCCCCACTCATCGGTTTGTCTTTCGCCATTTAAGTATAAGAGTTCATCACCAACATATTCTTTGGCTTTTTTTACAGCTTCTTGATAATCAATAGAAAGGTTTTTGATGTAAA